CCCAGCCTGATAACGCTCAAGGACTTGTTGCCCTAGCTCAGTAGGAGTCTCAGTAAGCACACCCTGTGCAGTTCCTTTAGCTACTCGAGTAAATATACCGCCACCCTTTTGAACAGCGGCTGGGACAAATGCCTTACCAACCTTGGAAACAACAAACAAATTTAGAATACTATCGAGAGAGGCTTGAGGTATAGCAGTCAATAATGCTGCACCCTCGTCTACCTCTGTACGAAAGCCACGATCAATGGCTTCCTTCTGACGCTCTCTATTGCCTCCGTAGAAGAATGGTAGCATCGCACCTGCGGCTCCCAAGAAACCTCCAATACCTGCGCCTACAGGACCTCCTACAGCACCAATAGCTGCGCCTACCTTAGCACCAGCCAATGCACCAGCTGCACCACCAGCTAGACCAACTCCACTGATAGGCGCGGATTGAGCAGCCATTTCCGTGACGTATGGAACAAAACCTTCTGACCTAGGAGCAAACCTGCGACGGTCTTCCATCTGGCTTTCTTGCTCCTCTATAACGCTAGCACCTAGTTCCTCGAGAGTCTTTAGGTCAAAGCTTTTACCAATACCTTCTAGGGCTGACCCAAAAACATTTTGTTGAATTGTATCAACGCCGATGGCTAGGTTACGGGTGACAATATTGCCCTCCCGCTTTAGGCCCTCAGACAATTTGTCTTGGGCTAATGCTTGTAGCTGTTCAGGATTTAACTTAGAATCATGTTTAAAACTAAATGTCCTGCCAGTTCCTGGATCTCTGAATGTAGAAGTGGCCATTGGGGTATTAGTTCTATTCTGCTTCTTCGTCTTCTGTAGTTGTGCTTATTAACTCCGCTGGAGCGTACCCATATAATTGAGATCGTCCGACATCAGTTTGAAGTAATTGTTGTACCAAATCGTCCGTGACGGGTAGAACCTCATCTCTCAGAGTTGTATCAACAATCCGTCCGTCTTTAATTATCTTATCGCCCGGAAGGAACTCCCGTAGCTTAGTTAAATCATTTATTGTAGGACGTTCTGTTTGACCAGCTTTCATACTAGCCATGTTCAGTTCCATAATCAGTGCTATGCTAGGTTTAGCACCTACTACATCAATAATAGGTTTTACGTCACTCATCTCAAAATCCTCTGGAAGACCAAAGAAATTAGCCTGGGCAGGATTTGATTTTAAGAAACCAAAGACCATATCTTGAGCCTGTTTGTTCAGAGCCTTTTCTTTTTTCTTTTCTCCAGCAACCTGTATAGCCCCACCAATGGTAGCACCTAGCTGGGCTAGTGTATTAGCCTGTATCTCAGCGGCTCTTGCAAAGCCACTGTAGTCCGCGTCACCCAGTTCTGGGCGTATTGTTGATCCTGCTTGAAATGCCATACTATTTAATTTTTGTATTCATCCACTTACGAATGATTGATTTGATGCGTGGCTTGTTGGAGATAAACTTAGCAAATCGTTCTCCGTACTTCACGTACAGGTTACGGAACCAAGAAGGTGCATCATTCAGCATCCAGTAACGGAACTCTAGCCACTTAGGATTCTCAATGCCGTAGACTTCACGGGCTACCCAACAGAATGGGATAGCACTTGCTACCCCGCCTAGGATAGAACCGAACATACCTGATCTTCCAGCACCGCGTGCAGCACTAGCCTGAGCCATTGCACCCTGGTAATTAATGTCCTGTGATCGTTGTTGCAAAGCCACATTGATACCTACGTTAGGATCAAATAGCTGAGGACCCATTTGTCCTGCTGCGCCTTGCTGTGCCTGTCCTAGTAGTCCACTGCCTAGACCAATAGCCGCCGAAGGACGACCAAGAATAGCACTACCCAGATCACCCGCCATTTGACGCTGCATACCAAATGCACCAGCACCAGCCTGTCTTGCCTCCTGACGAAGACCGGATCGGAACTGTTCACGATTAAGTATCTCAGAGGCAATCGAGGACTCATCTCCAATGCGACCACGGGATAGCGAACCAGCACGAGCAGCCTGTTCTGCCAAGCGACGGCGTTCTGGGGACAATGGACCTGCAGCTTCACTAAAAAGTCCAAGGGCTTGCTGTTGGGCTGCATCCGCTAAGGCTGCACTACGTGGGTCAGCGACACGGAAAGCCTCCACAGCACGTGGTGCAAATTCTTCTAACGCACCTACGTCAGCTTCACGTTGCCTCTGGAGTTCTCTTCTTTGTATTTCTCCGGACTCTTCCGCTTGTCTACCAAGTAACTGGACAAGTCCTTCTTGGCCATCACGACCGAATGCCATTGTCTCAATATCCGCAAGCTCCAGTGCCGTGTATTCGGGACGATTCCTTCGTTCAGCGGCAAGTAACTTGTCCTGCAATAGAGGGTCAGTAACGCCTTGGTAATTGCTAAAGCCTTTACCAAATAAGTATTCGCCCATTGACTCACCTGGATCAATAGGTGCTGGTGGTGGTGGTGGTGCTGATCTTCCTTTGCCTCCCATAATATTATATGCTTAGTATTCTGTTAAATAATTTAGGTGTGTACTCAACCTTAGTAGGTTTTTGATTTCTGTATCTTACGCCTAGTAGTTTCTTTTGCATGACCTCAGGGCATTTGATGATAAAGTTCTGTGTAAGTCGTTTAAAGGTGTCGGTACTTTCTGCGAATAAGAAGGCCATGAAGATTGCGTTGCCGTCTGGGTCATCGGCCTCCCAGTTCTGAACAAAGGGCCAGCCGTCGTCTTCGTTGCAATTATACCACATAAATACACCTTGTATATTACCTTCTTCGTCCTGCTCAAAAATAAAGGTATGCTTCGCCATGTGGTAGGCAATGAGTAACTGCATACGATCCTCTGGCCATCCCTCTAGTACTCTCCCGTTCTCATGTTCAACACAGAAAGCGACGACCTTATCAATAAAGGCAATGGCTTCTTTCTGTGTAGCATTTTGCAATGCTATTTGAACTGATTGCAAAAGGGGGTTCATGTGTCCTAATTAGGTTAGTTTTGTAATATGGACATATACATCGCGGGCATCCCAGCTCTGTGACGTTGCGCCACTTGACTTAGCATAAATAGCTAACTTGTCAGTAGATGTATTGCTTACCGTTCTTATATATTTTTGAGAAAATGAATGTGCTTTTGTGCTTCCAGTCGAAGCAGTTGCGAATTGTGTAGCACTACCATCGCCATCCAGCAGGTTTGTGGTCGAACTGGTTGATGAGGTAAGTTGAATAAAGTAAAAATCATTGGAATCAGCATCTGCATCTGTAAAATTGCCTGAAATATCTACAAAATAAGTACCTGTTGAGGCAAAAGTAATATCACCTGAACTAAAAGAAACAATGCCGTCAGGGTCAAAAACTTCAGACATATTTTTAAAGTATTCGTTAGTTCCATCTCTAACTCCTCCAGAATCGGATTTAATAATAGCTGGTGATACAGTTGAGGCAGCAACAGCAGTCGTAACAAAAGCTGTTGTAGCAATCCTTGTTGTATTGTTGCCAGCCGCCTGCGTTGTAGTCGTAGGGTTGCCACCTAAAGCAACATCATCTTTAATAGTAACAGCACCTGTATTTGCCATGGTAGCGTCACCACTAAGGGCCGCTGCTGTAAGACCTGACCCATTCCCTATAATAATTTTTGTATTAGCAACTGCTAGGGCTGATATATCACCCTCCGAGCTAGTGCTGTTTGCAAGCACTGTACCACTTGCAACGTGCTGCATCTTTTCAAAGGTAACACCAGTTGTTGTGCTGTCACTGGTAGCCAGTTGATTGGTACCTATTCCTCCATTTTTTACAATAATTCTCTGCGGAGAATTGCTGTCCAGGGCTGTAGTAATATTATCGACGGCCCCTGACGCAAATGTTGCATTGTCGACCAAGGCATCAAGGTTACCTGCCGTAACCTGATCGCCAGTTTCAAAATCTGTTCCTTTTGATAAAATTGCCATTATTCTGCTTTATTTGTTGAACGGAAGGATATAGCCCCATCAGCTTCAATGGCCCTAATCTTTGGTCTTCCAGTTGTATTATTAATTGTAAATTGTATTCCGTAACCTCTGCGGTTACCTATTCTACCACGGATGGACACATCCTCGGCTTCCGCTAAAGTTGATCCCACGAAGTCACTGAGTGTGCCTAAAGGAACATCAAAATCCGGGTTCTCCGTCTCAGCAGATATATCAAAGTTAGATCTTTCAGATGCGTCGGACTCAACGTGGATTTCAAACTGCTTCCAGTTCTTTCTCTCTAGACTACCTAGTGTGTATTGACGAGTAGTCAGCGAACCTGGAATGTTGGGCGTTTGTTCTGAACCGCCAATCTGCGTAATTATTCTGTCAACCCCATCAACTCTTTCGTCCAATTTCTGCACACCGCCAATGTCATTGACTGCGTACACCCCACGTTCTGCACCTTCACCAGCAACTAACAGGTTAGAAACGTGGAAACCCGTGTCAGCTACTTGGTCAATACTTTCCCACTGCTTGTTAAGAAAATTGTAAATTATTATGGCGTTGTTCTTGCCACTAGTATTTTCGCTACCGTCTTGAAATTTATCCAGAGGAACAGCTAAGAAGTACCTGTTATCAAAGTAAACGCCAACGGAGTTCTGCCAGTAAGCCCTGTTTATTCTTTGGATAGTTACGTTAATTGGCTCACTTAGTGGAGTCTCCGTTCCGCGAAGGTTGTATTCGTCAAAGAACTGAGTGCTGTAAACCCCGTTGTCAGAAAGAAAGATAACTTGGTTACCGACCTGTGTAATAGATTGGCGAGCTACGCAACCAACTTCGTTTGTTAGAAGTTTAGTACTAGCTCCTTGCAGGGACGTTGTATTTGTAATTAAGTGAATACTATTACGGTTGAACACCATTAGGTTGTCCTCCGAGAAGGAGTGCAGCCCTACGTTAAAGTCAGCCTCACCAGCGTTGAATCTGTACTGGGCATATATCTGGTCATAGGTGTCAGTGTCAAGAATGTCGGACGCTATGACTTCATCGAGTATGCCTCTGGATGCAAATGAATCAGTGCCAGTAACGCTAAACTTGAATGGCATAACTAATCTGCGCTGATGGTAGACTGCATACGGTGGTGCAGGCATATGGCTGAACCCAAGACCTACGGATACTTGTTGTTGAAATATTACATTAGGAGTATTTGTTTCGTTAGCGTGCTGGACAAATATAGTAAAATTTGTAGAATCAACAACTGTTACTACGTATCGCTCTCCATCAACTAAATTACTCCCAGCTTTGTCCTCAACAATTACCTCATTTCCAGTTGATAGATTATGTGCTGAGCCAGTGTCTACAGTCATTTTACCAGCTGCTGTAGTAACCGTCGACGTTATTTGAACTGGCTGTGTATAGGTTCCGCTAGCTACCTTAGTAAAGTCAGTAGTTACTACAGAAGAACTAGAAACTGTGTATGTTTCGTCACCGCTTGCTGTAAGTGAATATGTAAATGTAGTATCACCAGTTTTTGTAATACTTTTAGCAGAACCATTAGGATCAGTG